CGGGCGTTCCCATGACGGCGCGCATGTCGTCGATCTCCTGGCGGCGGTTGAACTCGTCGCGCGTCTCCGCGGCCTTGACCTGATTCGGGTCGGCGGCGTTGCGCACGAGGACGCGGTTGCCGCTCATACCGGCACCGCCTGCGCGCCGGCGCCCTGCCCGGCCAGGCGGGCGATGTCCGTCAGGGCGTTCTTGCCCTCGGTGTCAGTCGCGGCGAGCGTGTTCGCTGTCTTCGCCACCTGCTCGGCAATCGCGGCGCGTTGCAGCGATTCCTCGGCCTCACGCCGGCCGGCGCGAATCTCGGCGACCTTGTCGTCCGGCACCACGATGCGCGGCGGCACGCCGTAGATCTCGGCGTACTCGTCGATGGACTGGTCGAGGTCGACCTTGTCGGGCGCGTCCGGCTTGATCTTCGTGATCGCGCCGACGCGTTCGAGAAAGGCGTCCATCGAGCCCGCGGCGACCAGCTTCTGCGCCTGGTGCATGATCGATATGTACTCGACCTTGAGGTCCGTCTCGGCGATCTCGTCCGGCGCCTCGGGGATGAGCCCGGCGCGGTGCATGACCGCGAAGGTGCGGTCGATGGCTGGCTTGAGCAGCTCGTCGTTCAGGTGTTCGAGCACCGGCCCGAGCATGAGCAGCTTCTCCTCGTGGCGTTCCTCGACCTCGCGCGCCGTGATCTGGCGGCGGTCGCTCATGGCGAGCATGAGGAACAGGTCCTCGAAGTACGCGCGCCGGATGCGGTTCTCGTGCGCCTCGATATCGAGCAGCAGGCCCTGGATCTCTGGCTTGACCTCGTATATCGGCTTGACGCCCTCTTGGCCCTGCATGAGGTTGTGATACGTCACGTCGCCCGGCACGGCCGAAACCTTGCGATTGCGCATGGACTCCGGCGCCGTCAGCGGCGGGCGGTTCATGCGCTCGATCGCCTCGGCCTTGCGCTTTTCCAGCGTCTGCAGAGCCTTGATGTCGCCGAGCGCCTGCATGCCCGGGCACTCCGAGCCGAAAACGTCGTCGGTGTTCTGCAGCTCCCAGCGCGGCGCCATGATCGGGAACTCGTCGAACCCGGACTCGCGCAGGAACACGTCGCGCTCGCCCTGGACCGTGCTCGAGGCGCGCTCGTAGTAGCAGTCGTGCCACGGCTTGTACTTGGCCTCGAGGCGGCGGTCATCGCGGTACAGGTTGGGCGCGATGACGTGCGTCACCTCGATCGGCGTCTCGTAGTTGCCCTGGTCCCAGGCGTTGCGCACGTTGGCCGAGAAGCGCTCCCACAGCGCGCGGCCGGTGCGCGGGTGGTACTCACCGAAGCGCATGACCAGCTGGCGCACGGTCATCGTGTAGTCACGGATGAACGTGTCGACGACCGAGCGGTCGCTGGTGGCGAGCACGTACGAGCCGATCGGGAACGTGTAGGCGCGCACGGTGTCGACGAAGTCCTCCATGAGCGCCATCGCCGCGGTGCCGAAGCCGCCGAGGTCGCCGTATACCGTGGGCAGGACCTTGTAGATATTGCTGCGCAGGAAGCGCTCGCGCAGGCGCGTCGTCACGATGTGCAGCCAGTCCTTGACCGGACCGTATTCGGCGAGGTCGGGGTCCGGCGTTGTCAGCCGGAACCACGGGCGCGCGGGCGAGGTGATGCCGCTCATCATGCCGGCGCGCAGCGTGCGCAGCGCGAGCATGCCGGTGTTGTTGATGATTTTCTGGTTGCGCTTGTCGCCCTTGTTGCGGTCGGTCAGCGCGTTCCAGCGCAGGCGTCGCGGCAGCTGGTAGTCGCCGAGGTCCTGCCAATGCGTCCGCCAGTTGGCGTCGCGATCGGTGACGAGCGCCGTGCGCAGCTTCTCGTAGCGCTGCCGCGGCGTGTCGTTCGATGCGGTCGAGGGTGCGGTCATGCGTCAGCGTCCAACCATTCAGGAACCGAGCAGAGTCTTGCGTTCGCCTGTGGCGGGCGTCGTGATGCCGCCGGGCCCGGTGAGCAGCGTGCTCGACCGGCCGGTCGAGGCCGTGGCGTTGCGGCGCATCTTGTCGGACGCCGCAGATGCCTGCTTCTCCTTGTCCTTTTCCTGGTCGAGCGCCGGCAACGCCGGCATGCTCGGCGCGGTCGGCTTTTCCATCGCGCTCGACAACAGCAGACCGCCAATGACACCGACTGCGACGCTACCGGCCATCGTCTAACCTCCGTTCGTAGAGTGTCTCGGTCGCCACATAGCCCATGCATTCGAGCAGCTGCCCGAGCGCCGGGTGCGCGTTCTTGACGTGGTGGTGCACGACCTGCACGCCCTCGGCAGCGAGCTCGCGATCGGCGAACTGGATGAGCCGCAGGCCGACGCGGCCGTGGCGGTAATCGGGATGCACGAAGATGACGTCGGCGCGCGCCTGGATCGAGTTGCGGTAGTGCGGATTAGGGCCGACGAGGAAAACCGCGTAGCCGACGAGCTCGCCCATGACGCGCGCGCTGTAGCAACGCAGCACGCCCGCATCCTCAAGCTTGCAGTAGCCCTCGACGTCGGGATCGAGTGGGATGTCGCGCCAGGTGGCGATCTCCTCCCAATGCGCGAGCAGTAGGTCGGGAATCTCTCCCCAGAGCTCGTGCGCGCGTTCGCGCCGGTAGATTGCATTGGTCCCACGTTGGTCGGACACACCGAGACCTCGCCGGTCTATTCGGCCAGAATCTATCGGGTGGTGTGAAATTATCAATACCGGCCGGCAGCGTACCGGCCGGGCCGGTCAGCGGTCGGCGTAGGGGTCGTAGTCGTTCGGCATCGACCGGCCGTATTGCTCGATCGGCAGGCCGGTGTCCGGGTGGTGCAGGACCGGGGCGATGGGCATGGCGAAGGTCAAAAACAGGCCGTCGGACAGGTCCGGCGAGTGCCCGGCGAGCTTTTCCTTGACCTTGGCCTTGGGCTCGACCATGAATTTGCCGGACTTGAGCGCCAGGCTGTAGGTGTGTGCCGTGAGCTCACGCGTCAGCTCGGGCAGGTTCGGCAACGCGCCCCCGCCCTTGATCCACTGGCATGCCTCGAACGCCATTTCGGCGCGCTTGTTGTAATACCGGGGGTCGCCGGCCTTGCCGCCGAAGTCCACGGCGATCGCCGGCAGGCCGACCTTGCCCACCATGTCGAGCGTGCCGGCGGCGTACCCGGCGGTGTTGTCCATGAAAACCGCCTGCACCTGGCCGCCGTGCTTGCCCCAATTCTGGCAGGCGAGCGCGATGCGCGCGGCGGTCTCGCTCGGCTTGACGTTGCGCAGCACGATCGGCCGGAAGGCCGCGAGCCCCTGGCGCGGGAAGATGACCGTGCGGTCGTCGCCGAACAACGCGACGTCGACGCCTAGCACCTTGGGCGCCCAGTTGTACGCTGTCTCGGGCAGGTGCCGGCGCATGGCGGCCTCGCACTCGTCGGGCCCGATGAGCGCGTTGATCGAGCTCGGCGGGAACTGGCCGAGGATGTACGCCATGACCCAGGGGTTGTCGCGGCCGTAGAGCGCGATCTGCTCGCGCGCCCAGGTGAGGTTGATGCGCGTGCTGCGTCGCGGGTCGTCCGGGTCGCCGGTGATCGGGATGACGTGCCAGAGGTTGCGCTGCGAGGTCGCCGCGACGTAGAGCATACCGCTATGCGAGGTCGGGTTGCCGGCCTGCAGGATCTTGCCCCATGCGCAGTTAGACAGGCCCTGCTCGGCCGCGCGCAGCACCGACGGCGGGATGTCGCCCGACTCGTCGACCAGGTAGAGCACGTACTTCGAGTGCAGGCCGGAGAGCGTGCGCCCCTGCTCGTCGGCGTTCGCGGTCTTGGGCCAGCTGCGCGCCGAGAGAAACCAGGTCTCGGGGTGGTCGCGCGCGAAGATCCGCTCGGCGGTCCACTCGAAGGCCTGCATGAGGAACTCAGAGCGCTGACGCCACTTCGCGAGCTCGGCCCAGAGGTTGTCGCGCAGGTTCTCGCCGGTAATCGACACGGCCGCGCCTTTCGGGTGCTCGCCTTTCTCGGCGTAACAGGTCAGGAAATTCCAGCCGCAGATCGCGAGTCCCGCGCTCTTGCCCGGGCCGGCGCAGGCCTGCATGGCGATGCGCAGCTTGTCCGGGTCGCGCGACGGGAACACCTCGAACAGATCGCGCTGCCACGGGTCGGGCTCGAAGCTGAACACCTCTTGCGCGAACTGCGCGACGTTCTCGCGCCAGGCGCGGATGCGGGACTGCGCCGCGGTGAGGTTCACTGGACGGACGGCCCGCCGACGCGGTTCGTGCCGTGCATCGGGATGAGGATGTCGCGCAGGACGCAGGTCGGGCAGTTGGGGCTGCGGCGGTCGTGGTCCGCGCCGAGCTCGTGGCCGAGCTTGTGCATCCATGCCATGAGATCCTCGTCGTCCTCGCGCGCTACCACGGACACGCCGGCGCGATGCAGGCCGCAGCCTTCGCAGGAGTAGAGCACGCGGATCTCGGGCTTGAGCGGGCTCACGTATTGCCCGCCAGAAAGTACCGCCGGATCGCCCGCTCGCCGCGGCGCAGGATCGGACGCAGCCGGCGGTCGCGGCCGGCATTGCGGCGACACCGTAAACGGGCAACACAACGCCAGCGCCAGCCGTAGAGGTCGCGCAGGCTGTGCCAGTGCGCCGGTGCCTGCCGGTATTGCGCCTCCGGGTGTTGCGTCGCGCTCAATGCTGCGACGCCGTCAGCTGGTCCGAGTGCCCGCGCTGGATCACGCGCGCGCCCTTGAGCGCCGCCTGGTGCGCGGTCACGACGTCCTTGCCCTGGGCGCGCTCGAAGCAATAGCGCGCGAGGTACTCGCCGCAGGTCGCGAAGTCCGCGACGATCAGGTAGTGCGCGTCGGGGCGCTTCATCATCGAATCGACGGCGTTAAGGATGATAACGCCCTTGTCGAACTCGACGACCTTGTAGAGCGCGAGCGGTTTGACGTTCACGGTGCCCCCTTGCCCGGGTCGGTGGGATTCATGCTGCCGCCGACAAGCTCCTCGAGCGTCAGCTTGCCGGCGTGCTCGACGCGGTCGACGAACTTGCGCCGGTACTTGCCGAGCAGCTCGAGCGCGCGCTCGGGCGAGACCGTGCGGATCTTCTTGGTGTAGCCGATGTGCTCGCGCGACTCGCCGCGGCCGGCGAACTCCTCGGTCACCTCGACCTTCGTGATTGCCCGACGGATGTCCTCGGGCATCTTGTGCAGCGGCAGCAGCTCGCCGTCCTTGTCGTAGGCGCGGCCGAGGTCGAGGTCGGCGAACAGGCGCAGGTTTCGGATCACGAGCTCGTCGAGGAACTCGTCGCGCGCCGTGCGCGCCGCCTGGTAGAGCTCGGCCCGGCGTTTGTCGGCCGAGAGCCAGGCGTTGACGTCGGCGAAGCGTACGTCGTGCGCGCGGCACCACTCGGGCAAGCTGCCGCCCTCGGCCACGTGGTCGCAGATCGCGCGCAGCGTCGCCGGGTCGGCCGCCAACGCCGCCCAGCGATCGGTGCGCTCGCGGCGTTTACGCGCCATCGCGCGCCCCCTTGCGGCGCAGACGTCTACAGGGCGCGACCGGTACGTCGTCCGGCTCGACGTGCTTCGGCTTGGGCATGAGCTTGAGAAGATCGAGGTGTGGTTTCACGGGAGCAGGGGGAGCACAGCGGCGGCGATGGGATGACCCGACATGGTTGGTTGTCCGCCGCTTAGTGCGCCACATGGCCGCGGGTGGGTTTTTGTTTGAGTAGGTGCTCGGCCATGCCCAGCACGTGCGGCGGCAACGGACCGACAAAGAGGCCCAGGCACCAGGCGAGCGCTTGGTCGAGGTGCCGATCGTAGTCTGCCAGCGAGGCGAACACGGTCAGTCCGGCGCCCAGGGTCGTGCCTTGCGCAGGTCCGCGCGCATCTGCGCGACGGCCGGCGTCTCGGCGAGCGTGGTCTGCATGACGAGCTCGATCGGCTCGCTGGGCGAGCGGGCGACCGCGTCGTCGTAGAACGCGCTCGCGGCAGCCGGGTCGGTGCCCGAGTGCAGCGTGCGCCCGCCGTTGGCAAGGTTGCGCACGATGAACCGGGTTGTCTTGTTCTCGGTTGTCTTGTTCTCGCTCATCCGCATATCTCCTGCATGATGGTGTGGTAGTGCGCCATCAAGCCGACGACGCGCCTGTAGAGCGCCTCGCACTCGTCGCAGCCGCGGCAGCCGAGTCGGTGCAGGTGGCGTGCGTTCATCGCGCGCAGCAGTTGGTCGTAGGCGACCTGGGCGGTTCTGGTGGTGGGTTTCTCGGCGACGGCCGTCATGGCGTGACGTGCGCCGGGTCAACCGGGCGGCCGAAGTTGAGATCGCGCACGACGATCTGGTCGCTTCCCGGTTTGGCAAGGTCGATGCCGACATACGTGCCAACATGGCCGAAGGCCATAAACGACCGCAGCGCATGGGCGTCGTGAAGCGAGGCCACAGTATAGAGGGCGCCGTTTTTAGCGAACGAGCGCTTGAGGTAGACCTTCACACGCCGGCGGCTCGGGATCTTCACGCCGCGGGCGCGCAGGCGCAGGCGGAAACCTCTCACAGCCAGGCCTTCGCCGGGTCCGGCTCTTTCTCCCGCTTGGAGCTGAACCCCATAGGCACGACCATACGGCCGTCAGCCCCGTGCTGGTGACGCAAGAGCTCGCCCACGAACTCACGCAGTTCTGCGATGTACTTGTCCTGCTGCCGGACGATCATGCGCAGGCGCTCGATCTTGGTCTCGGCGCCGAGTGACTCCCAGGGATCGGGGCCGGCGGCGACCTGTTTGGGCGTCAGCGGATCTGCCGGATGCTTGGCGGTGTCGATGGCCTGGCCGACGGCCTCGGCCAGTGGTTTGCGGGCGGCAGATTCTGTCATGACGGTTTCCTCGGTGCTCGTTGGGTGTTGATGTTTTCACACCAGCGAGCGCAAGGATGCCGCCGAATTGACGGAATTACAATGTTGTCATATTGACAACGGATAAGCCGGCAACATTACCCTCTTACCCTTCTTACCCTAATTACCCTGGTCCCGTATAAATCCTATGGCGTACCCCCTGCTCGCGCCCGCGCGCCTGTGCGTGCGCGCGCGTATGCCCGGCTATATCTACTTATTTCTTTTATAAGAGTAATAAGAGTAATAAGGGTAATGTATTTGATTTAACTATGTTTTTTATTACCTACAATCAAGGATTCTTACCCAAAACCAAAAAAGGAGACGATCGTGGTTCACAAAACAAGAAACTTCCCCCGCAACCTGTACATCCGCATACAGCCGGACTCGGCCGGCGACATTCTGATCGCGGGCAACAGCGTGGCCGAGTGCTTGGGGCAGACCGACATATCCCCGGTCGGCATCTATCGGCTCGTGCGCGTGGTGGACGTTCGGCGCGAGATCAACGTCCACGAGCTCGATGCGGCTGGAAACGGGTAGTCGGTCTGATAGCAGGGACGAAAAAATCCCGCCACGGAGGGCGGGATCAAAACCCGGGGGATTTGGAGAGGGCGGAGGAGGCCCCCGGGGTGCTGACTCGGTTGTTAACGGGTTCGGTTAATCAGGCATGGGCGCAGGCGTCTGCGGCGGGCTGTCCTCGTACTCCGCCGTCCGCGGGTGCTCTGCCTTGGTGCCCTGCCGCCGCCAGATCCGGGTCGTCTTGCCTCCCTCGAACGTGATCTCGCGCTCGAACTTGAGCGCGCGCAGCGCGTCGGCCGCGCGCAGCTGGGTCGTGCGGTCCTGCTTGGCCGTCTCGATCTTGAGCGCGTCGGTCAATATCTCGCGCATCGTCACCTCGTCACGCAGGCCGTGGAAACGCAGGTACTCCTCGATCGCCTCCTCCCATTCGTCGTTTTGCCGGCGGCTCTCCTGGGCCCGGCGGGTGGCCTCGGCCGGCATGTGCCAGTATTG